CAATTCAAAACAGCGGTTTGTTTTTCATTATTTCCCGTATATTCAACCGATTCAATAAACCAATTTGATTTTTTGTAAATAAATAAATGTGGAGCTAAAATACTAATAATATTGTTAGGACGAATTACTTTATTATTTAAATCCCACCTATCAATTGAAATTGTCAATTTAATGTTCTTTAATTCGTTCGATAAAGAACGTCTTGCGACTAATCTAGCATCAATGTCTTCACCGCTTGATTGAATCTCCGTAGTTGGTTTAAAATAGCTTCCAAGTACATAAGGATTTCGAATTGAATATTGAGTAGAATTATTATTATCAACCGATGCTTGTTTCAACACGTTAATTACGGAGTGAATTGGTTGCCCAGAATAATCCATACTAAAGGTCATTCCATTTGGTCGATCCGTTGTTAAATCAAAATCAAGTATTGGAGTAGCATTTGTTTTTGAAGCTGTAAAATATAATTCACCTTTTTCGGTGTGCGTTATAATTACATTTTTTTGACTTGCTAAATTTGATAAATAACTTTTAATTGATTCACTTTCCGATGCAGTAACAGTTTTATAGGATGAATTAACTAATTTACTTACGGATGGATCAATAACTATTTTAATGTTAAATTTATCGCATATACGTTTTGCAATTTGATACAATGACATTCCATTAGATTGTAATGGATAACAACTTAAAGGAATTGTTGCGTCTTCTAAAATTCCAGTTCGTGAATATCCATTAATATTTACCAAATTTTGAACTTCATTCATTACAAAACTTTGTGTTAAAATATTTCCAAATATTAAAACTTCATCGTTTGATTTTACAGTAACATCATGAAAGTGCGATACACAATACATTTCTTTATGTTCTGGATTAAACGGATCAAAATATGAACTAAATGAAAACGTACTACCAACGGCATCATGTTGTAATGTGAACGAAAATTCATTAAAAAAATCAACAGTTCGATTACGAAAACGATCACTTATACTTATTGTAAAACTCATACAAAATAAACAATTTTTCTACCTTTTTTAATCTGAATAATTTCATTCAAAATGATATTATTTTGATTCATAAATTTAACTAAATTTTCATCGTCTTCATCCAATCCATATAATCTATGAGTAAGTAACAATGCATTTGAATCCTCTTCCAAATAAAATGAACGTTCTTGCTTTGATTTTGTTGCAATATCTAGCAAATTTGCAATTGCAAAATTTACTAATTCATTCATTTTATTTAATGAATTGTAGTTTGGAATATAAGCGTTTTCATCACCAACTATACTATTTTGTTGTTCATCTAATTTTACAACAAATGAATTATACATTTCTACAATAATTTCTACTACATTTACAACGTCTTTTGATGTGTTAAAATCAGATTCTTCTGAAACAGCAATTGTACTTGCGGCAGATGAAACAACGGTAGTTCCTAAAAACTCATAAGTAATTTTGTTATTGGTACTTTCAGGTTCTTTAAATATTTGTTCTAATTGAGCAAATGATTCTTTAAAACCCTCTAATTTTGATTTAATGGATGCTTCAAAACGTGAAGGAAAATATACAACATCACTAATATTTCTAATTGCAGCATTAGTATTTGATTGAATTGTATCAATTTGAGTAATTGCTGCATTGTAATAATTTATGTATTCTTGCGCTTCTTCTTCTATTTTAGTAATTACTGAATTAATATTGTAAATTAATGTACTTAATTTATTCAATAATTTTTTTAATTTATTATCAGGTTTTAATTGATAAGAAGTTTCATCAATACTTTCTTCAATAGTTTCGGTTGCTATAATATTAATAAATTCCGTTGGATTTAAAGAAACTTGTGGAAATGTATCTAAAATTGTTTCAATAAATTCACCAGTAATACGTGTTATATTAATTCCAGTTGAATCGTATGTCAATGAAGTTGGATGTACTCTTAAAATGCCGTAAAATGGATGTTCAATCTCCCAAGGGCGATTATCTTTTGCGGATTTTTCAAAATTAAAAGAAAAGTCTAAATGATTTTCACCTTGAAAAACAAAAGTAAAATTATGTTTTGCTCCTTTTACAGTTCCACGTTTTACAAGTGTTCCTTCAACATTTGGGAAATTAAATTCAGCAATATTAAAATCCGTTGATTTTGGAGTTAAAAAATATTCGGGTGTATATTTACGACCATCACCAGTTGTAATGCTTATTCCTTTTTCAACTTTTTCTAACCAACTCATACTCTAAAATTATTTCGCAGTTTATGTTCTGCATGAGCAATATAAATACTATCTGCAATTTTCATCGTATCAATAGTTGATTTTTCCATGAAATGAGTAGCATTTTTAATTCTAACAGATCTACCTTTTTTATAAGAATAAACCTTTGTAATTCTAAATTTATATTTTCTATTCTTTTTAACTTCGGTTAAACTATCAACATAAAACAAACTATTGTCGGTTCTAAAATAACCTCCTTTTTTAGTATTAATTGCAGCAATTAAAATTCGTTGACTTTTTGTTGTATTAGGATTTCTTCTACTTCTACCAAAACTATTAGCAAATAAGTTAGTTGATTGAGCATCATAAATACCTGCTTTACTAGCCATTTTTTTAGTCTTTCTAATACCTTGAATCCTATTTTTCCCTCGAACCATTCTATTCAAACTATTTGAAATACGAGCTTGATTCATTGGTAAAAAATCTCGATCGTCAATTACACCTCCATGTTCTTGTTGTTCTAAATTACTTACGGCATCCGTTTTAGTTTTCCAATTGGTAAAACCAATTTCGGAACGCATTCTGTTAATGTTATTGCCTTTTGCGTAATTTACGGATGATTGAGATTTAAAAAAAGTTTTAGTTCTATTTGTAAATTCTTGTTGAGCGTGTTTTGGCATTGTACGTTGTTTAACGTCTAGTGCCAAATCATTTAATGTATTACGAACAACCCAAGGAAATGATTTATTTTTCATCTTTCTAAGATCGTCCGTAAAGTTTTTTACAGCATGATTGTCAATATCAAAAAATTGACTATTAATCATACTTTCTTATTTCTATAATCCCACTTAAACGATCAATATCTGGTTCTCCAAAATTCTGTGTATCGAAAATAACATTAACACCTGATCCAGAAGTTAAAATACCTAAAATAACAGAAAATCCAGCATAAGTGTGTTCAATTGGAGTCCATTGTATTGAAATTTTATTTACATTGCAATTAGGAATAAAAATAGTCCAAGTTCCAAATGTATTTCTTAAAAATGTAATACCACTTATTTCATTAAAAAAAACATTAACAGCTGTTGGATTACTACCATTTTCAGCTCGTATATGAGCATTGTATGTATCGTATGGTCTAGAGTTTTTTAAAGAACTTATTTTAAATGCATCAAATAATTGATAGCCATTTGTTCCATTATCAGGATTTCCATTTGCCGTTAAACCAGAATCAGAAAACATTTTTTCCATAAATTGAACGTAATCGTTCATAAATTCAGCATCAACTTGCGAACCACTTACTCCGTCCCCATTGTCGTCTCTAATCTTACCTAATGGATAAGTACCATCGGCACTAGAATTAACTTTATTTTTTAATAACTTCATATATATTATTTTAATTTGATGTAACAAATAATAAACAAGGCAAATGTAATGGTTTTAATCGTAAAATCAATTGTCTTAATTCTTCCCTTCTTTCAATTGGAACATCCACAGGTGTGCCTAAAACTGAATCACAAACTATAAAAAAACTATTATTATCTATTCCTAATTCAAATGATTCATCTTTTATTTTATTAATAAAATTAGCAACTATTTCACTATTTGGATATACTAATAATGGTAAAAGTCCAAAATTAGTAATGCCAAAATTGTTATCACCAAATACATTTTTTTTATAAATTGCAGCAGGCAATAAACTTCTATTTATATTCCAAAAAACTGTCACATTAAATCCAGCATCACGTAATGCTCCTTGAATATAATCACCGCTTTGTCTTGCTTGAATATCACCAGGATGATTCATTTTTCTTTGAATCGCTAACTTACGATCACTCAATGAAGCTCCACTATCTATAATTATCCCTAATCTCCGTTCCCATTGAGTAGCGTCCAATGTAGTAAAATTATCGTTATCAGGTAAAATAGCATCTAAAACACCCAATGCGGAATCAAATGCAATTTGTTTTGATTCTGCAATTGCTTCTAAAAATTTATCACCATCACCATTGTAAGGCATACGAAACGCCCTACCATTCGGAAGTAATTGTTTAGCTAATTTTTTAAGCATAGGTAATTGTTGTTAATTTAGGAATGTCACCATTAACAAATTCATAATTTGTTTGAGATACACCACCAACAGTAAATGTAACACTTGTAAATTGTTTTGAAGGTACTGCATTTGCAATCATTTCACCTAATTTATAAGGATTTAATGTACTGTTTTTATCTTCAACAACATTAATAGAATCTACAAATGGACGTATTTCAGATAATTTTAATTTTATGTAATTAAAAATTGAAGTTTGTTCACTTGTTGTAAAATTTGAACCTGGAATTTGATTAATTTGAATTGTTACATTTAATGGAGTAACAGGGAAATAATAAATAGTATTAACACCTAATGGTTTTCTGGAAGGTCGAGTTGATGTTGGTAACTCAATATTGTCTTGTACATAATTTAAAATTGTAGTAGTTGGAACATAAAATGCATTTGCATCATCGGATTCAACATACAAATTTATTTCATTTGAGTATCCTAATAAATCAAATTTTGTATAAGGATAAACATTTCTAACACCTTGAATTTCTAAACTCCAAATTAAATAATCCGATCCACTACCTCCTTGTGGTTCTAATCTAAAAGCCGTTAATGTTTTTCTTCTATATTCTTCCAATGATTCTTTTTCTTGTGGAGCAACATTTTCAGTTATAACAGTTGCGGTTGTATTTACTTGCGCAATAGGACCAGTTAAACTAAGAGTATTTCCAACAACTAATTTTGCTTCAATACCTGCCGTTAAACAACGTAAAAGAATTGTAGCACTTGTACCTACAAAAGTTATTGGTGTATCATTTGTAAATAGATAATCAGGACTTGCAGAAGTATCATCACTTTTCCATAAAGTACCAATTGGAACAATAGCACCAATTGATCCCGTTAATGTAACTGTATATTTTCCTGCAACGGAAGGAAATGGATTTCTTTTTAATTTAACACGTCCAAATCGTTCTAATGTACCTCCAAATTCTTCCGAATCAGCCGTATCAACAAAAATGTTTTTTTGAACATTGGCAACGGCAATATAAAACAATTTTAATTCTCCTGCTTGAACTTGTGCAAATGCACGTAAAAAGTTTTTACCAAAACTAGGAATTGTAACGTTTAATTTTGTTTCAATAGACGACTTAATGTTATTATATAAGTCCGATATTTTAGGAATTGTTACCATACGTTAATTCTTGTTTTGTTGCGTTCCAAATATACACAAATTGATTCGTTTGAGTATTAGTTGGTTCTTTAATTTCTATAAAAATTTTAATTCGATCAACATTTTCTAATTGAGTAAAAACATCAATTGTTGCAAATTCACTAAAAAATGATAAATCACTTTTAATTGCGTCTTCCAATGTCAAACGTCCACTACTTGTTAATGCAATATTATTCAATGTGTTTTCAGTCAAAGAATTGAATTGAATGTTACGTTTGTCATTTGAAAATAACGTATTTCCCCAAAAGTCAAATCTTTGTTCAATTGGTTTATACTCTTTTGTAACATGACCAACATTTCCACCAAACATTCCAATGTAAGGCATGTTTTGAAGTCCATCAATCATTGATAAATCATTGTTTTTTATCAATAAATCACCTCCATTTAATGTTTCTATTATTTCTAAATCCATTGTTATTTAGTTGTTGAGCTTAATCTAGGCATTTGTTGATTCATTACCGCATTCAATAAATTAATTCCATTTGTTGCGGTTACTTTTGCGTCTCCATTATTTCCTTTAATTTCAACAGTAATTTTTTGATCCTCTTTTGGTTTATTTTTATTTTGTTTTTCTTTTTGAAGTTGATTAATAAAATCAATCGTTGATTTTGATTTATTAATATCCTCTAATTTACTTGATCTGTCATAAGCATTACCAATCATTCCAAAAACGTCTTTATTCCATAATGATTGTTTATCAATTCCTTCTCCTTTTTTAATTAAACCTTGCATTTCAACACGTTGAACAATTAAGTTCTTCATTGCATCACGCTTAGTTTCATACATTACTTCTTCTTCTAATTTTTGTCTTAATGTATAAATTAATCGTTTTTGAGCGAGATTTTGTTTATCAATTGCTTTTGTTTGTAAATTATATTTTTCGGTAATTCCAGGTTGAATAGTTTCTAATTTTTGAAGTGCGTCTTTATATTCATCCGTTTTACTACCAGAAGTTCTTAATGTTTCAAATAATTGTTGTATATGTACTTGTTGACTTGCAAATCTATTAGCAACTTTTAATGAAATATCACTCATTGCTTCTTGTTTCATATTGGCTTGACCAATTGAACCTGTATATTTCATTATTAATGCTGTAACCCCAACAATTGCTGCTCCTGCTAAAACATAAGGATTAGCCAAAACTGCCATGTTAAAATTTAATTGTGTAAGTCTTGCAAGTGCAATTACTTTTTGATAAGCTCCTACTGCAAATGAAATTCCACTAATTGCTAATGCAACACCACCACCAACTATAATAATTTTTGAAAGTGTTTCAGCAAGTCCTTTATTTCTTTCAATCCAATTTGCAATTCCTTCAACAATTGGTGCAGTTGCTTTTAATAAGCCATTCATTATTGGAAGTACGGAATTACCTATTTTAATGCTTAATGCATCAAAT